ATTAGGCCCTGGCGCTGTTTCAGCAGTTGCCAACGGTGCAGACAACAGAGTAGCCACCTTCAGTTCTGCGGATGCTCTCAACGGCGAGGCCAACCTGACATTTGATGGAACAGATTTAGGTGTCTCCGACAAGATCTTTCATGTAGGTGATACGGATACTTATATCAACTTTACAACTGACGACATAAACTTTCAGGCCGGCGGAGTCAATTTTCTAGATCTCACCGAGGACACTCAAAACGAAGCAACCTTTAACGAAGGTAATGCTGATGTTGACTTTAGGGTTGAGTCGGTTAACGACACACATATGATTTTTGTTGACGCTGCAAATGATGCTGTTAGTGTTGGTGTTTCCACTGACGCGCCCGCGGCCGTGCTAGAGGTTGCAGGTGATGCTGCTCAGGCGAAACCCACACTTACTGTTAATCACGCAGAAGATACCAACAATGCTGTTAATATCAACGCAGACGCCATAACAACAGCCAAAGCTTTGCGCATATCTGCTGACGCTTTAACGACAGGTAATGCTCTTTATGTGGATGACAATTCCTCAAACACGGGAACAAGACAGACCGCAATCGTAATTCAAAATGATGCTGCTGCAATTAACGCCACAGCGCTCACGGTTCAGTCAGACGGCGGCACAACAGGAGTAAAACTAGACAAGAATTACTCGGATCTCACTGAAGCCTCAATAACCGGCTTGCACATAGACTGGGATAAGACCGGCACTTCCACATCAGACAATACCATGTATGGTATCCAGCTTGATATGGACAATACCACAGCCACCAATGGCAACAACTATATGTATGGTTTGTACGTCACCCCAACGCTCACACACGCCGCTGATGCTGGTGGCGCCTTTGTGTATGGTGCGTACATTAACGCACAAGGCGGAACAAACGGCAGCAGCCTCGTCCAAGGTGCAAGGATCGAAGCAGGCGGCGGCGATATCAACTACGGACTCCAACTTGATGTCGAGGATGGCGGAGTTGATCTTAGAATTGAAAGTTCAGCCGATAGTGGCGATTACTTCCAGATTCAAACGACTACTCACGGCGCAACCACGTTCACAACAGTTGACGATAACGCGACCGCTGCTCACCTTACATGTAGTATCGATGGAGATATTGTCTTAACCCCTGCCGGCGGCAATGTTCTCGTTAATGGCCAAATATCAGCTTCAAATGCGTCAACGATATATAAACTAGATACATACTCAGTAACAGCTAGCGGTGATAGCCACTTCTTAGGAAGAGTTGGAGTTGGAACTCAGCATCCAGAATATGATTTACACGTTAATGGTGCCGGCGTTACCGTCGCGACCATTGATGGTGGCGCCAGTTCAGATGCATATTTGAAATTTGCCACAAACGGAACTGAAAAAGCATATCTTAAGCTCGGCGCCGGCGGAAACCTTTTAATCACACATGATGCAACTGGTGGTGATATATTGTTTATTGCTAAACCAGGCGGTACGCCAACAACATATCTTACGATGGATGCCAATCCGGTCGCGCTAACGGCTTCTGTTGACACCTACGTGCTTGGCGCCCTCCACCAGAGTGGCTCAAACTATCGAAAATATGAAAATAAAGACGCGAACTACACACTGACGGCTGCAGACCATATTATTTATATGGATACGAACAGCACCTTTTTAACAGCATCATTACCAGATGCTACGACCGTTGATGGCATTGTGTATACGATTAAAAACACCAATACAAACTTGATGGTGATTAAGCCAAATGGAGCCCAAACCATTGATGGAATGACATCGCTCACAGGAACTATCGGCCAATCTTATACGCTAGCAGCAAATGGTGACATATGGTCAATTCTGTCTTCCCACAGTTCATCAGTATAGTAAGTTCAGGCAATGGATACAATATAAACGGTTTTTTCATCATAATTGCACTATTTATAATGAAAACTATTTCATAGGAGTTTATAAATGTCATCTTTGCTTGAACAGGCACTAATTGATGCGAAAGCATTAAGAGAGGCCGCCCTTAAAAACGCTGAAGCCTCAATTATCGAAAAATACTCAGAAGAGGTCCGCTCTACTTTAGATAATCTTTTAGAGCAAGACGAAATGGGACTCGGCATGCCTGCCCCCGGCGCCGAAGCTGCACCCGTTGGTGGAGACGCTGCAGAGGATGTGCCACTGGGAGCCGGTGAAGGCGAAGAACTGTGTGCCTGTGATGACGAAGGCGAAGACAGTGAAGTGACTATCAATTTTGATGAGTTGGCCGAGGCACTAAAGGCCCTTAATGAAGACTCCGAAGTCGCTGACATTGAAGAAAACGATGACATTGAGATTACAGAAGAAGAAGAGGTACTCGTTTCCGACGAAGCTGCCTCCGAATCGGCCGATGCAGACGCCATGGTAGATGCTGGTCTTGAAGAAGATAAAAAGCCCGATGGAGATGGAGACGGAGTTCCCCCCTGGGCTGATAAAGATGACAACGATGAAGATGTGCAAGAAGAGGCTCTAGATAGCCTTGTTGACGCCATCGCAGAGAAATTAACCGTCGATATGGGTGCAGATTTGACCGGCTGGGCCGGCAGACGCAGCGAAGACACCAAGCATGCAATGGAAAAAGAAATTGCACACCGCCGCAGCACCGAATTACAAGACGATTTAGAAGCTTTGAGAAAGGCTCAAGAAGAGTTGGTTTTCGAAAATAACCAACTCAAAGAGCAAAATCAAAATTACGAAGAAGTGGTCGAGCAGCTGAAGGAAACCGTCGTTGACGTTAACCTTTCAAATGCTCGCTTACTTTATACGAACCGAGTATTAAGAAATACCTCCCTTAATGAGCGACAAAAAAATAAAATTGTCGAAGCGATTTCTGGCGCCGGTTCTGTAACAGAGGCAAAACTTATTTTCGAAACACTTCAAAGCACAGTGGAGACTAAGCCAAAACGCAGTCCACAGTCACTGAGCGAAGCTATCGGACGTAACCGCGCATCTGTTATTCGTGCTACCCGCAAAGAAAGCACGACATCCGATCCAATTTCGGATCGAATGAAAAAACTAGCTGGAATAAAATAATCATTATATAAAATAAAAGGAGGTGATTTAAAAATGTCTAGTATTATAGAAAGATTGACCGAAGGTGTTGTCAATCGTGATATGCGTGCAGAAGGTCACGCCCTACTTTCAAAGTGGGAAAAAACCGGACTCCTAGAAGGTCTCACCGAAGCTCGTCACCGTGATGGTATGGCGCGTCTTCTTGAGAACCAAGCTAAGGAGCTTCTCCGTGAGAGCACCAGTATGGCTGCAGGAGATGTTGATGGCTTTGCCGCTGTCGCATTCCCAATCGTGCGCCGTGTTTTCGCAGGTTTGATCGCAAACGATCTCGTTTCCGTTCAGCCGATGAGTCTACCAAGTGGTCTCATCTTCTTCCTCGACTTCACGTTCTCAGGTGATCTTGGAACAGGAACAACAACTGGTAAACTTGGTAACCTCGCTGGTAAGTCCATTTATGGTACCGACCGCGTTGGTGCAGAAATCACAGGTGGTGTGGATCTACTTGACGTTCGTAAGGGAGATCTCTCAGGTCCGCGTATGTCCGCTCGTGGTTACGCATATTCGTCTCCAAGTGGTTCCGATGCATCGGTAGCCGGCCTGTATGTTACAGGTGCTGCTATTTTCCCAAGCATGACGAACCTAGACAGAAAGTTGATTCAATACGATCCTGACCTTCTGTCTCTTGACAACGGGACTGGTACGGCAACCCACGCTGTTGCTGTTATCGCCATTTCCGCGTCAGCTCTTGACCAGCTTGACACTGATAACCTATCGGCTATCACATCTTCAGCTACTACTGGAGTGGCGGCTAAGGATATGGGTACAGCTACTACTACCAAGCTCATCCTTGGCGCTGGTGCTCGCCTTGTCCGTCGTCTTACGCGCGTGTTGCCGGAAGATCTCGCTGAGGATATCGGTATTGATAGAGAATCCGCCAAAGATAACATTCTTCTCACTTGGGTTGGTACAACCGGCTCAGTTGATGAGGTCCGCGTTACGACTGCCGGCGGAATCACCACTGGTGCTCCGCTTGCGACTACGGTACTAACAGGTACTTGTACCTGGGAATTCCCACAAACTGATGACTTTATGGCTGGAGCCGGACTCGGCGCCATTCGTGGTACAGTGGCTTGGGGTCTCGAAGGTCAAGCAGCCATCCCAGAGATCGACATCAAGGTGGACAGCATTGCTGTTACCGCGCAAACCAAGAAGCTCAAGGCTAAGTGGACACCGGAGTTGGGTCAAGACCTTAACGCCTACCACAACTTGGATGCCGAGGTCGAGCTTACTTCAATTCTCTCTGAGCAAATTGCTCTAGAGATTGATCGTGAGATCGTTGCTGACCTAGTGAATGGTGCAACTGCTGCAACATACTACTGGTCTCGTTCCCCAGGTCTGTTCGTCGATAGAACAACTGGTGTTGAGATTGGTGCGTCTTCAGCGGCTCCCGACTTCACTGGTACAGTGTCAGAGTGGTATGAAACTCTAGTTGAGACCATCAACGACGTTTCTGCACAGATCCACCGTAAGACTCTACGTGGTGGCGCTAACTTCATCGTCTGCGGACCAGAAGTTGCCAACATCCTTGAGTTCACCGCTGGATTCCGCGCTTCCGTCACACATGATGACGAGAAGGGCTCTGTCGGTGCCGTCAAGGTTGGTTCTCTAAGTAAGAAGTGGGATATCATTGTTGACCCTTACTTCCTACGCAATGTGGTTCTCGTTGGTCGACGCGGATCCTCTTTCCTTGAAAGCGGATATGTGTATGCTCCATACGTCCCACTACAGACCACACCAACAATCTTTGGACCGGAAGACTTCGTGCCTCGCAAGGGCGTGATGACTCGTTACGCGAAGAAGATGGTACGTCCAGATATGTACGGACTTGTTGTTGTCAGAGGCCTTAACGGCGAATCTGGCGCTTAAACATAGCTCGCACTAAAATGTAAAGCCCCCTGAGTTTCAGGGGGCTTTCGTTTATGTTCAACTATTTAATTGTAGCTTGTTTTATTCTCCTTTGGGCGGGGCGGCTTCCCATAGAAAGATATAATACCGGAGCCGCTGGTATTTAATCATTGAATTCAACAGGTTATTGCAATAATATAATTATAAAGGAGAAAATATTATGGGGAATAGAAGAATGGGCTTGGCAAGAATGGAAGCCTTAGTAGAGAATTTAAAAAGAGAACTACAACTTAACGGCAGCACTGTTGTGGGTAGTGTGCAAAAAGTTGAAGCTGTAACTGGTGCAGGTTCTAGCAGCACAAAAACACTAACAGTACAAGATTCAGGCACAGTTTACTTGGTCAATGCTGCTGATGGTACACAAACATTTACGTTGCCGGCACTTACTAGCGGGTTTAACATCGAAATTATTGTTACAGTGTTATCGGATAATGATGTTGTTATCACAGCACCCGGAGACAACATGATTGTTGATTGCCGCAATTTCACGGCTTCTGGCGCCGCATCTGTTGCAGTCACCGATACTTGCACAAACTTGGTCATGAATGCCGACACTGTTAACGCTGTTGTGGGCTGCAGGGTCCGTATTTTCTGTGATGGCACCAACTACGTTGCTATTGGCGACAGTTCTGTTCAAAGCAACAGCACTTTCTGGGTTACTTCCTAATCTAGCATATCAAAATATAACTTTTATGTTTTACCCCCTCTTCGGAGGGGGTTTTGCTTTTAAAAATCGGAGATCCCCAAAAAAAATCCGGCACCAATTTTTCAGATTTTCGTTTTGCTAATTTATAACTATTTAGTATTACAGGTTTAACAGAGAGGATATATCATGAACCCACGTAGAAGACTAATGTTTAAGAAAAGAGACAGTGAGCGCCGCAAAGCCCTTTTGGCTGAACAAGCTGCGCCAGTTGTTGAAGACGTTGTTGAGCAGCCCAAAGTTGAAGCTCCAAAAGCTGAAAAACCCAAAGCAGCGCCGATTTTAGAAGCAAAAACAGACTCAGAGCCTGCAACTAAAAAAACAGCTACTAAAAAGACAGCTAAGCCGCAAAAGACTACAAAAACTAAAACAACCAAGAAGACTTCGTAATTATAATTACATAAGTGTTTATCTTTGGTTGTGTACAACTATTTAGTTATTAGGAGGGCCAGTGCGTGCCAACAGATTTAAGTCCAAAGTCACAACAAAGCGCTATCGTTCTCACATCGACAGGATCTGCATCATTAGTATCTGATTCACTGCCGTTTGGCATATATACCGGTTCGGTAGCCTTTCTGAGCGGCGCATCGGACCAAGTGGCATATGTTTATAAAAAGCTTGGCGGCGATGTCGTAGATGTTGAGCTGACCCCATCAAATGTCTATGCTGCCTATGAAGAGGCGGTACTAGAGTACTCCTACATCTTCAATCTGCACCAAGGTAAGAATATACTATCAGATGCCCTAGGGAACACCACAGGTACCTTCAACCACAAGGGAAATGCAACATCAGGCCCAGTTAGTGCTAGTTTGAGATTCCCAAGATTTGAGATGAACTATGTTAATAGGATTGGCGATGGTTTATCTACAATGGCGGGTTTTGGTGGTACCACTCCTATATATTCGGCATCATTTACAACAGTTAAAAACCAACAAGACTATAATTTGCAAACAATAATTTCAAGCTCGTCAGCATCGGGTGTCAATGACAATGGTGATGCTGTTGATTATGCCGGCAAAGTTGAGGATAAGCGAGTCATAATTGACAAGGTATATTATCGCTCACCAATTGCTATGTGGCGCTTTTATGGTTATTATGGCGGCATTGGGGTTGTTGGAAACTACTCAACATATGGCCAGTATGCGGATGACTCATCTTTCGAGGTGATACCAACCTGGCAGAATAAATTGCAAGCTATTATGTATGAAGATTCTCTATATACACGAGTTTCGCACTACTCATATGAGTTGTTGAACAATAATCTGAGATTATACCCCACTCCCCGCGGCGATGATAACTTTGCTGGCTATTTAGACCGCATTTGGTTTAGATTCCGGGTCAAAGATGACGTGTGGGAAGAAGCAGGCGAGACCAATACTGGCATTGAGGGCGTAAATAACCTAAACACGCTTCCTTTTGAAAATATTCCATATGAAAATATCAACGCAATTGGTAAACAGTGGATTAGGAAATATTCGCTTGCCCTGTGCAAAGAGATGCTAGGCCAGATCCGTGGAAAGTTTACATCAGTGCCAATTCCAGGAGAAAGCGTTACCTTGAACCACTCGGAATTGCTTTCGCAAGCAAAAGAAGAGCAAACACAACTTAAAGATAAGTTAATGGAGATTCTCAAAGAAGTTGAATATCCAGAATTGGCGAAGAAAGATCAGGAGAAGGTTACTGCAGCAGAAGAAACGATGAGAAGGTCGCCATTACCGATTTTCGTGGGATAAGGAGAGCATAGATGTCAGATGAATGGAAAAGACCGCCTGCTCCGCCACCGCCCCTATTTCTTGGAAAGAAAGAGCGTGACTTAGTAAAACAAGTCAATGATGAACTGATCGAAAAAGTAATCGGTCAACAGATCTTGTATTACCCTATCGATGTAGACGCGACAAAGTTTCATGACCTATATGGGGAGGCGATCAAAAAGACGTTTATATCCCCAGTTCGTGTATATGCACTAGTTGAATTTACAGAGTTTGCCACAGAATACCTGCCAAATGCTGGAATGGACAAAGGCTGGGAGATAAACGTGCACTTCCACCGCAGAAGATTAACAGAAGATCAGGACTTGTATGTTCGCGAAGGCGACTTTGTTTTATATGGAGATTTTTATTACGAGATAGTTAAACTATCAGAACCCAAAAAGCTTTTTGGTCAGGTTGACCATAGTTTTGAGATTGCTGCTCGCTGCAGACGCGCCAGAAAGGGACTATTCGATGCTACCTGATAACTTTGATTTTGCACAACTTCCGATGGGTGAAAACCTAAAACTTAAAGAGATTGGTATGCAAGCCTCAACGATAGAGAACATAGATTATGCTATCACCTCTTGGTTAAAGAAAGATTTGGACCTTAGAGCATCAACAAACGAAGGCTTTACACACGTTCCAATTTTGTGGCAGACTCCAGAAAGATCTTTTCAAATAAAAAACGAAAGAGAACTGAGAGACGACGGTGGTGCTCTTAAGCTGCCTCTTATTGGTATCGAAAGGACCTCAATTACAAAAGATCCAACACGCAAAGGTGCATATCAAGCACACATATATTCTTATGACAAGAATGGTCGATCCGGCCGAATGATTTTAGCCAAAAAGATCAAACAAGATAAGACAAGAAACTTTGCAGTTGCCGCGGCCACGAGAAATAAAACAGTTGGACAAAATCAGTTGTACTCTCCTCGTGTTAATAAGAGAATTGTGGTCCAGACACTTTCAATACCCATACCTGTGTATATTAATATTGATTACAAGATTACCATAAAGAGCGAATACCAACAACAGATGAATGAAATGGTCGCACCATTTATCGCACGAACCGGCCAGATCAATGCCTTTACGATGAAGCGCAATGGCCACCTATATGAAGCATTTATTGAAGAAGGGTTTAGTCACAACAATAATGTTTCGGATTTGGGGGAAGATATGAGAATGTTTGAGACTGATATTAATATTCGTGTTTTAGGGTACCTAATGGGAGAAGGTGAGAACGATGATCGCCCAATTGTAAGAGTAGATGAAAATGTTGTTGAGTTAACATTTCCCCGTGAAAGCGAGCCATTCCCCGGCACAGAGGACTTTTTTACACCTTAAAGTAGTTCCTGAAGTGTATTTGGGATTAAAAATACTATTTATTGATGATTGCGTAAGCATTTAAATACATTAATCATCAAGAGGGGCAGATAATGTCAGTAAAAAGTTTTAAATTTGTATCTCCGGGAGTCTTTATCAATGAGATTGATAACTCCTTTATTCCAAAGGCCGCAGATTCTATTGGACCAGTAATCATTGGTCGAACACAGCGAGGCCTTGCCATGCAGCCGGTTGTGGTCAATTCATATTCCGAATTCGTAACAATGTTCGGCGACACAGTGGCTGGAAATGGCGGTGGAGATATCTCCCGCGAAGGAAACCTACAATCACCAATGTACGGTACATATGCCGCAAAGGCTTTCCTGAGATCAAATGTTGCCCCCCTTACATACGTCAGATTGTTAGGACAACAGACAACTGTTGGCTCTGCTGCTGGTGGTGATGCTGCCGCCGGTTGGAAAACTGCCAATAGAATTACGACTTCAGCCGCCACTAACGGTGGTGCATACGGCCTTTGGGTATTCCAGTCTGGTTCAAGTCAGGATATAGGTGTAGGTACTCTTTCAGCCGTATGGTACCTCAACGATGGCCGTTTAGAACTAAGTGGCGCCCTAGCTCCCAACCCACACGGCTTGGCAGATGCGACGGCTCGCGGAGTTGGTAAGGTTATCGCGTCTGACTCCGATGGTCTTTTCACAGTTGTTGTTTCTGGTTCACAGACAGAAGAGAAGGTTAAGTTTGCATTCGATGACTCAAAAGAGACATTCATCCGCAAGAAGTTCAACACAAATCCACAACTAGCTAACACAAATGCTTCTAGTTTCTATCCCGAGTCGTCCAAGAAGGATTATTGGCTCGGCGAGACATATGAGCAAGCTGTCCGCAGAGAACACTATGATAATGATACGACTCTGTTTGGCGTGATCTTGGGTATTGGTAAAGCTGATACCTTTGGTGGCGCAATTAACTCATCTTACGATCCAAGCAACATGAAGGCTCAGGCATCCAGAGAGGCAACCGCAGGTTGGTTCATCGGTCAGGATCTTGGCGCCGCAGGTAGCTACGAGCCTGCTAACATGCAGAAGCTCTTCCGCCTCAAAGGCCGCGGCCACGGTGAATGGTTGCATAAGAATGTCAAGGTCTCCATAGAGAAGATTCGTCAATCAACCAGAACATCAGATCAATACGGTACATTCTCAGTCGTCCTAAGAGACATCAACGACACAGATAACAATGTTGTTGTTCTGGAGCGCTTTGATAATCTCACCTTAGATCCAAAATCACCTAACTATGTTGCCCGCAAGATCGGCGATCAGTATACTAGTTGGAACGCCACCACCAAGACCCTAAACACATATGGTGATTATCCAAATAACTCAAACTTTGTATACGTCGATATGGATGCCAACGTTAAGGCCGGCTCAACACCTGCAACGCTGCTCCCATTCGGCTACTTTGGCCCACCACGCCCAGCAAATACACCAAACATTACTGGTACCGGCTCATTGCCTGCCACTTATGCAGGCCTGCACGACTACTTTGTTATAGGTGGGGCCGCAGTCGTTGCTGGTTCAAGAAATGGCAACTCAGAAAGCGGCGCAACAGCATTCCTTTCAGGCGCCGCGGCAGCAACCTTTGGCCTCGCCGCGCTTGACTACGGCAACGCACTTAGTGGAACATTAGTGTTCCCAACAGCTTCACTCCGCGTGTCAGCTTCTGATGGTGGTTTGAGAGACCCATCTAACGCATATTGGGGACTACAGACCACAAGAACACTCACGTCGACACGCCCGGACGCAAGTGCTGGAGACTTCCAGCGCCTCATCTATGCTAGTTTCGGTGATGATCCAACAACGAGCGCATACTTGACTAATGGTATCAACGCATATGGCTATGTCTTCAGTATGGATGATATTGTCAATGAAAGCGGGTACGCATATCAGTCAGGTTCACGTAAGAACGGCGATTCTGTCACAACTTCTTCATACACTGACCTTCTTGACGCCGGCTACAACCGCTTTAGCGCTCCATTCTGGGGTGGCTTTGACGGTCTTGACATCACAGTGCCAGACGCATTGTATAATGGCGGAATGTCCTCAACCTCCACAGAAGATAATAGCTATGCATACCACACGTATCGTAGAGCTATTGACACTGTAGCAGATCCTGAATTTATTAATATGAACCTACTATCTGTTCCAGGTCTTACTTTGGACGGCTTGACCGAGCATATGATTAATGTTTGTGAAGAGAGAGCAGATGCAATGGCTCTTATCGACCTTCCAAACGTATATATCCCGGCTCACGAGGCATACAACGCAGATATCGCCGATAGAATCGGCACTGACGCAACTCAGGCCTCTAGAGAGCTTAGAGACAGAAGAATTGATTCTTCTTACGGTGCAACCTTCTATCCTTGGGTCCAAACCCGCGATGAAGGAACAGGCCAACTTGTCTGGATCCCACCAACAGTGGCCATGATAGGTGTTCTCGCAAGCTCCCAGGCTAAGACCGATGTGTGGTTTGCTCCCGCAGGCTTCAACCGCGGCGGTCTTACCGACGGCGCCGCAGGAATTCCAATTACAGGTGTCACCCAGAGACTAACCTCGAAGGATCGTGACACACTATACGAATCCCGCATTAACCCAATTGCATCATTCCCGAACTCAGGAATCGTGCTCTTCGGTCAGAAGACCCTACAAGAACGCCAGTCAGCACTTGATAGAATCAACGTTCGCCGACTAGTGATTCACCTTAAGAAGCAAATTTCAATCCTGTCCACGGAAGTTCTCTTCGAACAAAATGTGCAGGCAACCTGGAATCGCTTCAAGGGCCTTATTGAGCCATTCTTGTCCAACGTCAAGACTAGGTACGGTATTACCGACTATCGCTTGATTCTCGACGAGAGCACAACAACACCAGATCTAATCGATCAAAACATTATGTACGCTAAGATTATGGTGAAGCCGGCTCGTGCCATTGAATTCATCGCAATTGACTTTGTGATTGCTAACACAGGCGCATCGTTTGATGATTAAAATATGAGAGGAAATTAATTCCTCTCACTACTTATTTTTAGAAACAGGAGAACCCAAATCATGCCATTTTGGTCAACAAATTTCGGAGAGGACGCAACCCTCAAAGACCCTAAAAGAAATTTTAGGTTTACAGTAGAATTTCAAGGAATTCAAGCTGAGCAGGGTGGTGCTCTAGCATGGTATGCAAAATCAGCCACTAAACCTAGCTTTACAGTTGAGAATGTCGAGCACAGCTATTTGAACCACAAGTTCTATTATCCAGGCGGTGTTTCCTGGAACACCATCAGCGTAGCTATGGTTGATCCAGTCAGTCCAGATGTCACAGCAACATTTGCTGATATCTTAACTCAGTCCGGCTATACTCCTCCGACCAACGCAAACTCTTTGGGCACAATCTCCAAGGCTAAAGCCGCCGGCGCATTAGGCACAGTCATTATCACACAGATCGATTCAGATGGTAAGCCAATCGAAACTTGGACACTTTGGAACGCTTTCGTTAAGGACGTTCAATTAGGTGAACTATCTTATGGTGATGATGAATTGTCAACCACCACGGTTGAACTTATGTACGACTGGGCCCGCGTCGAAACTGCAAATGCTTCATCAGCAATTGCCGGTGGCGGTTCAAGCTTCTTCAACTCATAATTATAAAGACAAACAACTAATAAAACGAGAGGTGTAATTTGTCAAGAAACCAAGACCGTTTAGGTGGTGTTCAGCAGCACGATGCGAGTGCTCCCACCCAAGCAGCCGCGAATCCAGGATTCGCCTTTGTAGTGCCGACAGAGTTTGTCGAACTACCATCAGGAGGAAAGTATTACCCTCCCGGCCACGCTTTACACGGCGAATCTGCCATTGAAATCAAGCAAATGACCGCAAAAGAAGAAGATATGCTTACTTCGCGCACTCTTCTTAAAAAGGGCGTGGCCTTAGATCGAGTCATTAGCAGCCTTATTATCAATAAAACAATTGATCCAGACTCACTGCTTGTCGGTGATAGAAACGCTATTATTGTTTCGACGCGAGTCTCGGCTTATGGCAACGATTACACTACAAAAGTTGCTTGCCCGGCCTGTGGTACAACACAAGAGTACTCATTTGATCTTAATTCTGCCAATGTTTACGCAGGGGAAGATCTGCACACTGTTGGAGTAAAAGACAACAACGATGGTACCTTTAATGTGCATCTTGACCGCACGAAAGTTGACGTTACGTTTAGATTGTTAACAGGCAGAGACGAGAAGACATTCATAGCCGGCACAGAGCTTGACAAAAAGCAGAAAATCGACAGAAACGTAACTAGACAGCTTAGCGGGATGATCGTAGCCGTTAACGGCGATCCCAGCGCCGATGCCATTAACTATATGGTGCACAATATGCCATCAGCAGACTCTAGACAACTACGCTTGGCCTATCGATTATCTTCCCCCAATATTGACTTGACCCAACACTTTGAGTGTAACGAATGCAGCCACGAACAGGACATGGAGGTCCCGCTTAACGCGGACTTTTTTTGGCCTGACCGATGAATACATAGAAAACGTCTATGAGCAGTTCTTTTTCTTGAAATATTCAGG